ATTGTTGTTAAAGATCCATCTTGTAGAGTTACATTACCTGTAGAGTCATTATCAATAATGTAACCCTGACCAAGTGCTACAGTATTAGCCGCAGGTAAAACTACGGTTTGTGTTGTAGAACCTACAAATCTTTGATAATAACTACTGGCAACAGTAAGTGTTGTTGTTCCTGCGGCAGTTGTTGTGCTTGTCCAACCGGGTGTAAAACTATTAGCAGATACATTAGAATTTGCGTCAGTTAATACCGCTCTTTCGGCGGGGTATGTAATAAAAACATTAACCGTACCGCTGAACGTAACCACTGATCCAGAATTGCTAGAAGAAAGTATCGTTGTCCTGGCAAGAGCGCCAGTCGTATATGTGCCGTAGCCTACCTCCCAGTTACCAACCGTATCTGTTGCGGCGTAATAGGTCGTATTACCGCTGGTTAAAGCAGTAAAACTCTGGAAACCAGTAAGCGCAGACCCAAGCGTAAAACTACTTGTCGTATACGATACACTGGTAACTTGGACTCTATCAGCTACTTGCAGAGCCATACACTACCTTTAAGTTGTAGACAAACGAACTAATGCAGTTGTAGTCGTGTTAGATGGCATTGTTAATGTAAAGTTTCCAGCCGTAATGGTCTGTGAACCAAACGTGTATACCGCTACCGCCTTGTTGCTCTGTGATGAGTTATAAAGAAGCATCGTATCAAACGCAGTAGTAAGCGTTACCGTACTGTAAACAATACTCGCAGATGGTGTCCAATACCCTACTCCCGCCGTGGTAGATGAGTTTGTAGATGTTGGATTATTTGCATTTGTTACTGTCACCCCACCCGCTGAATACCCCGTACCAGATACTTCATTGGTAGCAGAGTATGCAGTAGTAGACGCATTCAACGTAGCAGTCGTAACATATAAAGCCGCCTTAAACGTATCAGCCGTGTTAGCCGTATGCGCAGGATTAGCAGAACTAAAGTTATGAGTTGAACTTAATAACTCACCTAAAAAAGAAGTACACATTGATTGCTGATTTGCCATGATTTATCCTAAAGTTGCACCGATCAAATCGGTAAAGGGTGTTTTCTTAAGAGTAACATGGGCAGAACGATGCACAAGCTCACCGTTTAAGTAATACTCATCCCAAGTTGTATATTCAACATCATTATCTACACTGCCAGATTTATGCTCTAACAATGAATCGTCCATTTCACCTTTGGTCGTTGTGATTAACATTATGAAATCCTTATGATCGCTGAAGTATTAGTTGCATTTGGGAATTGTACTGTAAAGGTCGTACTACTAGTTTTGTTGGAACCAAAATCTAAAACACACACTGCTGGGTTTGTAGTGCCATTATTTAAATATATTAACGCGCCCCGTGCAGTAATAGACCCAGACCATACACTATTTGCAAATGATAAATATGCCGTGTCCCCAGTATTTCCTGTTGTAGGAACTTGGTTAACAGTTAGTAACTGTCCCCCCGCAGTATATCCTGCAGTTGAAACTTCGCCTACCGGTGTATAAGCAGTTGTGGTTTGGTTAAGTGTGGCTGCATTTGTATAAAGCGCTATATAAAAAGTTCCAGACGTAAAGTTGTACGTCCCGTTCATTAAGCCGGTTTTAAATACATCACAAGTCCAATTTCCTGTAAAAGCCATTATGTCACCGCCTGTCTATATTGACCACTACGATAAGAATCTTGCCTTTCAAGTCCATCTCCAAGACGTTTAGCTTCCCCAACAGCTTCCATATATTTGCTGTTGTATAAAGAAATAATATCTTGTTCACCCTTCATAAACGTATAAGCTTCAACTAAAGAACCATAAAGAAGTACAGAGTCATAATTGTCTCCCAACCATGTTGTACCTGTAGGGTTAGAAATTGTTAGTACTGGAACAGAAAAACCGCCGCCTGTACCGCCTATATTGTTAGAAGAAACACTAATACTGTCTCCAACCGCATAGTAACAACCACCACTTGTAATGGTTATAGAAGTCACAACGTTGCCTGATACCACTACGGTAGCAACGGCAGAATTACCAGACCCAGATAAACTAACAACTGGAACATCATAGTACGTGCCATTGATATACCCAGAACCTGCAGTAATATTGCCTACCGCCGTAATAACACCTTGGATAATTGATGGTGGATAATAATAGTAATGCAGTTCTACATTATAGTTTTGATCTGGTGTAGGACCAAGAATAAAAGATAGCTCACTAACATTAGCTGATTGGGGTCCAAAAAGCGCATAATATTGTGGTAGTGAATTATATATAGAGCTTGTATTTGGGTATGCTTCACGAATAAAGTTAACATCTTTGTTAAGTAGATAGCTATAGTTACCAGCCAAATCAATAACTGCCAAAGAGTAAACAGACAAAAAATCATTAGGGCAAGATAAATACTTTACATTAGCAGTAGTTAATCCAAGCACATTTGATCTTAAAGATGGAAACTGAATCGTGTTGTAAATGCGCTGCTCAGCTTGCTCAATGAACCTATTAATCTGAGTTGATGTTGACTCAGTGGTTCCGTCAGCAAGATAAACAACAGGGAACTGGTTTTCTGTATATCCCTGTATCGCAGTTACAAGCTCTTGGTATGTCACGCCATTGGTCCTCTACTTACTACTCCGCGTTCAGCAGCGCCTGTACCACGAAGTCTAATTCCTTCTGTTTTAACTTCACCGTTATGTCCAATAGATACGCCACCATTCATAGGTGTCCAATTATCACGCATTGGCATTTTTACTTTTAGCCCAATGGGATTATCCATACCGCTTTGAGAATCAATACTTGCTGCTGTTACAGGTTTATTTTCCATTGTATGCGGCTCAGCATATTCAGATGCGGGTCTGTTATATGGCGCTACGGCTGGTCGAATAGCTGGGCTATTCTTTTTAGTTGGTTTAACATTTGTAGCCATTATCTACCCCTTGAAGAAGATTTTTGGTTAGCCACACGAGCCAAATTACGGCCCATAGATTTAGCTTGCATAGACGTTACGCCGCCTTTAGCCATTTTCTTAACGCCACCACCTTTTTTAAGTACAATCTTAGTATGCATTCCAGGGTGCTCTTGAGAATCATGTTGCTTAAAAGCTTTTTTAATTTCTTTATCAGCCATAGCTTTATCTTGTTTAATATCTTCTTTGTCTACCATGTTAACTCCTTAAGATGTTACGATTGTAACTGTGCCAATACTTACAGTCAAAGCTAAATTGTTTGGGGTCAAAGCCGCATCAAAATATTTTGCCCCGCCAACCGGGTTCCACCCCCACTGAATAATCCGACTACCAAGTTCGTTTGTTCCTGACCCCGCATCTGTAGTACCACCTGTCAATGGGTTGGTTTCTAATCCGCTTGAACCTGACAAAACATAACTACGATCTGGTCTTGGGTTTCTAAGCCCTTGCGGATCATCAACTGGAAACATACCCAGCTGCAGTTGTGGGTGATCAGGGTCCCAGCACTCAGGACACACTAGAAGGTCATAGACTTTAGTCTTGATTATTTCCTTCCTTAGCGCCTTTAGTTTGAACCTTTGACCGCAGCGATCACATTCAGCAATCGCATACTTACCTGATGCAAACCGATTACCCATTACGGCCCACTTCCAATGTATTGTTGACGGGGGACAAGCCTCATGGCTGCCTTCTCGTGATCCTCATATGCCGCTAATTCCCATGCCTCATCATATTGTTGCTTGAGCATTTGTAATCTTGGCATACCTTCTGGTATTTTTGTACCTACATAATAAGCAAGCCCCGCTGCCATACAGGGTATAAACCTAAACGGTACGTCCATAACCAAACCACCGTACTGAGAAGCGTCTTGAGTTCTGCGCATTCTCCAATAGGCAAATGTATATTGTTGTGCATTGTCCGGTGTAGGCCATACTGTAACAGCTGGAAGCTGAGCCCAAACAGCTGTTACCCCTGCACTATGCGCCGCTGCTGTTGTATTGTTTTGTCCTCTAAAGCAGTTATATAGGGTTGTCCCTGATATGTAGCTATAGTTAATTATTTCTGAGTCCAACTGAATAAACCCAGATGCGGGAAGCATATCAACCGCAGTTAACTGGATTGTTGTATCTGTTGCGCTAATACCAGAAACTGTACCGTTACCGACTAAAGTTCCATCAGTCGGCGTAGAAGCATTGTTGTATCTTTGAATCCAAACCTGAATAGGTCTAGCTTGTTGAATTTTGTTAGGTATAGTAGCGTAGGTTGAAACGCTAATACGAGTGATCGTTAAGTCCGCTTGAGTAGCCGTATTGTTAGCCCCAGTTCTAATTACGTGTTCAAGTAAGTCAACTGTATCACCTGGTAACGGATAAGTATTTTGCCCTTGAACTAAAGTAATAGTGCCCGGCTCAATTGTCCACAAGTTAACACCACGGTTTGCCCAATCAGCAAACATAATATTAATACTACGTCTAGCAGTCCTAAGATCATAACCAGAACGTAGTTCACGCCCAGCACGCTCATACGCTTCCTCAACCAAATCAGTTAACTGCAGGTTAAATGAGGACGCACCAGAGGTATATTGACCAGGCGTTGTTGTTGTTGACATTACTTCTTCATCCCTTTGAGCGTTTCAGCGAGTCGAGCACGTTGACCAAGCTTGCCCGGCTTTTTAGCAGCAGAAGCAAGTTTCTTAGCTGGTATTGTTTTGCCCTTCTTAACACCCAGCTCTTCACGCAAAGCACCGGGTTTCTTGATGGCTTTTTGTATCCATTTCTCTGCCATGATTAGTTAGCTTTGTTAGCCGCAGATTGTTCTTGGGCAATAGTTTGAGGAGCTTCTACCACCACTGCCTCTTCAACCATTGCAACAGGTGCCACAGGAGTTGGAGCAGGTTCAGCATCCACAATAGGAGCCACAGGGGCGGGAGCAACAACAGGCGTATTATTAACATGCGCTTCCAAATGGGTTACAAAGTCATGCAGAGTAAGATCAATTTTGTTACCTTTGCTGACTTGGTGCAGAATGTGTTCTCTTAATTCTTGTAACAATGTTGATGCGTGCATTTCTAATTTTTCAAAAATAGTCATTTTTTACCTTTCGCCGTCTTGGCAGAATCAATAAAATCTTGCTCAGTTGGGGCGCCCTTTGCGCCTT